ACCAAAGGTAGAAAACCTAAAAATGCCTAAAACATTATTTACATCTAAACGATTTGTATTTTATCCTGATGCTGAACTTGCTTGGGAATTAATTGAAACGGGTAAAGATATTGATGCTTTATATCCTGATAGTTATAAAACAGAAAATTTATTACCCGATTATGCTAAATCACTTACCCCATTATTGCTTGAGGATGAAAAATTTGCAATGTTAGAGGGTAAATACTTTGATTATGCTGTTACCTCATTTGGTAGAACATTCAATGTAAAAACACAAAAACCTGTATTAGTATATTTTGGTATAAAAGATATACAACTAGTACTCAGAGGAGATAAAATTAATTTAAGTGAAATATTTGAGAAAAACGGGTGGGAATATTCAAAAGAAAAAATAAATAAAATATACCAACAATATAATTGGCCAGTTAAAATAAGTAGAAATAATTTAAAACAAAAAAATGAAAGAGACAAACCCTAGTGATATAATATTTAATGGTCGGTATATATCATTTAAATACCGTATATACTTATATAATAATATACGAAATTATGAAATCAAATAAAATAGAAAATATAACTAACCTAAGCGAATGTGTTAATTATATATTAGATAATAAATCTGGATGGACACAATTCACTGATTGGTATATGGAGAAACATGGTGCTAATCGCAAATATGCTAATTTAGTATGGGTAGAATCATGGAGAATCATTACAGATGACTTTGAGGATAATGTAAGGCAATCAGTTGCTGAAACGTTAATCAAATTAGAGGAACTAGAGGAGGCAGCCAAACTAGAGAACGATAGAAAAATCTGGTTAGAGGTACTAAAATACAAAAACAAAATTAGGGGTGGTGAGATTGAACGTCACGAGGTAGAACACAAAGGTGAGGTATCAATCAAATTAAACTGGGGTAATAAATTATAATGGAAATAGAGTTGTTCAGTCCCCATATCGGGCAACAAAAAATAATTGATGGGTTTGCTGATAGTGAACACAAATTTGGTATTGTAGCAACAGGTAGACAATTTGGTAAATCATTATTGGCTCAAAACCTAATGTTATACTGGTTATTAGGTGAGACAAACATGAAAGGTGCTTGGATCACTCCAGTATATAACCAATGCCAAAAAATATTCGATGAATTAACTAATGCATCTCATGAAATCATTATTAGACAAAATAAATCAGCTCTCACTATCGAATTTGTTAACGGTTCTACACTTAAGTTCCTTAGTACTGATAATTATAATACTATACGGGGGTTTAGCTTCGATTATATGGTTTTGGATGAAGCAGCTTATATAAAACAAGATGCAATTGAACAAGCAGTATTACCTACACTATCAGCTATTGGTAAAAAATGTTTGATCATTAGTACACCCAAATCCAAGAACTGGTTCTATGAGTATTTTATGCGAGGTAACACGCAAAATCCAACGTATACTGCATTCAAAGGTATTTCTCAGGACAATCCGCACGTTAACCAAGACTTTATTTTAGAACAACAAAAATCACTACCTAAAAATATATTTGATCAGGAATATTATGCTGAATTTACTGATGCTGGTAATGATGTGTTTACCAACTTAGATATGGTATGTATACTTGATAAATGGGATGACGATACAAGAGGAAAGAGATATTTTGCTGGAATTGATTTGGGACTCCAGAATGACTATTCTGTACTCTGCATTATGGATGACGGAGGAACAGTGGCTTATATGGAACGAATTAATGGAACGTCATATGCAGATATTACTAAATCGTTTGTCGCAAGTCTTAAACGATATCAAGTTACATCAGGATATTGTGAAATTAATGGCCCAGGCTTACCCGTATTTGAAGTTATCCATTCGCACAATAGAAAAATAGATTCTTGGATTACCACTAACGATAACAAAGTAAATGGTATCCGTAAACTAATTTATGATTTACAAGAAAGTAACTTAGTATTACCATCAAAACATTTATTCTCGTTTTTACACGATGAATTAAGTATATACACATACAAAATGAATGCTAATGGTTCTATGAATTTCAGTGCACCAAGTGGTTTTCATGATGATACAATTATGGCACTGATGTTAGCAAATGAATCCCGTAATGCTGTATTTAAAAGATCTAAATTTCACATTGGTACAAACATTAAACCAAAATTTGGTGGTAGTTTGAAATCTTATTAGTATATTTATTGATATGCCGATTGAATTTAAAACAGAAGAAGAACGTAACCCAACTACTCCCTCAGTAATTGAGGAGGATTTACAACAAGCCATTTTCACTGAAGATGAGGAAATGAAATTAGCAATTGAATTCCTAGAGGAATGTGGATTGTATAATAAGTTTTTATTGTGGGTAGGAATTAAAGACCAATTAAAACAATTAAAGAAAGACTTGGTGTCTTAATACTTTAAGTGTATATTTATTGAAGTGAGTTATTTGCCGTAGATTATCTCACTTACAGATGCTATAATAGGGGGGTTTTCGGCGAGTGTTGCCTCATGTTCATTTTATCCCCCCTAGCATCTTTTATTTGAACTGCTTGTTTGTTTCATAGTTTAGGGAGGGTTCGTAAGAGCCCTTTCTTATTTAAGAGAGTAAAACACATAATGTAAATATTTATTATCGAATGAATAAAACAATTAAAATACCTGATTATTTTATGGTTAAGCACTACAAAACGCTTAACATATTATCATCACTAGATGAAACAGAGCAAATGATTGCTGTGGTTTCAGCAGTAACAGGTGAGTCGTATGATGATGTACTGCAATGGAGTATGCCTTCTATTATAGAGGTGTATAAAAAAATTAATGACATAATGAATAATAAAAACCAACAGTCATTCCATCCCATAATTGAGTGGAATGGAGTGATGTATGGCTTTAGAAACATGTCTAAAATGAATTTAGGTGAATACATTGACCTAGATACATTAACTAAAGATGTAGAACGCAATTTAACTGATATATTAGCTTTATTGTATCGCCCAGTAACCCGTAATGAAATCAATACAGGAGCATTTATATGGAAATCAACAATTAAAGCATTAAAATATGAGGTTGAAAACGTGTTTGATTATTATGATGTAGAGGATTATGATGCTGATATACGCAAAACTAAAGCGCCTAATTTTGAGGAATTTCCTCTAGACATAGCCCTTGGAGCTATGGCTTTTTTTTTAGGTACCAAAGCAATGTTGTTAAGCGATACTCTGTTATCTTCCCACAAAACCCAAATGGAGAAAATGAGGAAGAAGACGAGCAAGATAAACTTTCAATTGCAAAGCACTACGGCTGGTTACTTACACTCTATGAACTTGCAGAAACCTCCATCTTATCAATCACAGGAGACAAAAGTCTCATTGAATTAAACATTTTATTTGTATTTAATTATTTATCATTACAAAGAGAATTATCATTAGAAAAACAACAAAAACAAAAACAAGTTAAACCAAGACTATAATATGGAAAATTTAGAAAATGAAATCGCAGACTCAGTTCAAGAGTTTTATATCTCACCAACACCTAAAACTAAATCCGCTAAAGTAGAATCTACATTCTATCACCCTAATGAGGAGGAAATAGTAAGGAAAGCTCAAAAAGCAGGATCTCATTTAGTGTGTAGTGCTTATGGTATTACACCTGAGCAATTAAATGAAATTTTATCTAGACACAATAATTGTAACTGTTAATTATGGCTGACTTTCCAGATTACCAATACATTGTAGAGCAGTTTAGAACTGCGTGTGATGAACACCTCGCTATACATTCATTTGGTGAGGGAAGTATTGACAGATTAGATTCACTATCTCAAAATATAAAATACCCATTTGCTTTTTTACGACCTATCCAATCAACAGGTATGGTATTAAATCCTAATGGTGTATCAGGTGCTCGCTCACTCAATTTTGAATTTTATATGATGGATATACCTCAGTTAACTGATACTGATGTATTGAAATTACAATCACAAACCGAGGTTTACTTGTATGATATAATTGCTTACTTTAACTTAGGTGCTGATCAACAAGAACAATTTATAACATTAAGTAGTATTTCCCCATTATACGAGGCATTTAATGATCGCGTAGCAGGATGGGTTGCAAATATTACTGTTACCACTTATGGCACATTAGACTTCTGTAATTTTCCTAAATTATAATGGCTACTCCTTTACAACAAGCATTACAACAGGTTGGTAACCAAATAGTTGCCCAGATGAAGGCTAACTTACAACGTAATAACAATAATAATACGGGTGAGTTATCTAATTCAATCAAAGCAACGGTTACAGATAATAAACTTGTAATCACAATGCTTGATTATGGCCAATGGGTTAATAATGGAAAAGAACGAGGACCAGGTAGAAAACCACCAATTAAAGCAATTCAATTCTGGATTGCTAAAAATGGTATTACACCTCGTGGTGGTATTACAGCAAAACAATTGCCATTTGTTATTCAACGTGGAATAGGAAAACGTGGCCAAGTAAGAAGAAGAGCATTCCCATTTATACAACCAGCGGTTGATACTGTAATTAAACAAGATTTACCAGGTATATTCAATAAAGCAATCAAACAAGAAATAGAAACCTTATTTAAAGCAAAATAATGTCACAGATTACAATTCAACAAGCAGCAGCACGATTAAACTTAGCCAACTCAGACATGATCTGGGAGGTAACAAGTGTAAGTTCATCTGCTCCTCAATTCCAATACGTGTTATCGCTTCAAAGTGGATGTGGTACTGTTTTAACAACAATTAAACAACAACCTAATCCATCAGGTAAAGGTGTATTTAACTTAGGACGTATAGTAAAACAATACTTAGATTATGACACTTATGCTTTAGATATTGGTGATACTGGTTCTTTATTCAATAAAAACACTGAAACAGCTAAATTCTTTAGAGTAGCATTTGGTGAGGAATTTGGTACATCAACCACATCAAGTGTAACATCATTTACAGGTGTAGGCAATGCTACAGGATCAGCCGCATTTACAGGTTCAAATCCATTTTATTATTTGTTAAATGGTACTTTAGATCCTAATGCTGGGGATTGGAACTGGAATACTGGTTCTTATTTTGTAATGAGACCTACCCCTAACTCACAAACATTCAATTCTCAGGTTGCTTTAACAGATGCCCCTCGTACTCAATATGTTACTCTCGCAGATTACGCGAGTATATCGCTTTTAAACGGCAACCTCTCTCAAGTCACGGGCTCCGCACAAGATATAGCTTGGGTTGAATATACGCTGTATTATACAGGATCAGCTATTGCAAGCGCATCATTTGATAACTTAGACAATACTGGTAATTTTAGATCAGGTGGTCCTCGTACTGGATCAATTTCAAATGCATTTCCAAGCACAATTGATACTTGTACTAGCACTAGTGGTTCGCAAACATCAGGTTCTTTATTAGTTCACGTAGGTGTTGGTCCACAAAACTTGCTAGATAACGGTGGTTTACCTCAACTTACAGGTTCATGGGATTATTATGAGGTTGAATTTTATCCACAAGGTCCTTCAGGTCCTAACACTAATGGTGTTTGGGACAAATTTACATTCTATAAACAGGATGCATTGTGTGGATATAATGGAAGAAGATTTGCCT